TTCTCTGCGAACACTTTGTGACATTGCAACTACAAATAAAGGTTTAGAGTTAGTAGGTAAATTTTTATAAAAATAATTGTAAGTTCTACGTGCAATACCATCGTTAGATGATCCTGGCTCTCCTAAATTTACTAAAGGAACTCCTAATTTATTTGCTAATAATCTAGGCCATCCTTCATTGGGAGGATCATATAATGCTTGGCAGTAAGTAAAACTACAACCAACTGTAACTAAATGAGTAATTTCAATTGCCATTTAAATTCTAAAACTTTCTCCGCATCCACAGTAATCTCTTGCATTAGGATTTCCAAATTCAAATCCTTCATTAAGACCATTCTTCTTATAGTCAATGTTCATGCCTGTCAGATAAACACTTGATTTTTGATCTACGTAAACGTTAAATCCATCTTGCGGATAAACTAAATCAGTATCAATAGGATTGTCTACGTATTCTAATACATAGGACAAGCCGGAACAGCCCGTAGTCTTAACACCTATTCTGATGCCAAGTCCTGAGCCACGCTTTGCGAGGTGCTTTGTTATTTTTGTATGTGCTTCGTTTGTTAGCGTAATCATGCAAATATTTATATCATCCTATACTCAGTATACAATTACTATTAGCAATTGTCAACTACTATGGACAATTATTTCATTGCATGTTTAGCCATTTGTGAAACTACTTTTTGATTTTCGTCTTCGGGAGGAGTTGCTGTGGTAGATTGTCCTTTGAAGACAATCTTATCACCTTGAATGTTTTTGATTAATGACTTAAGAGGAGGTTGTTTAATCATGTTATAAAGGTCTTCTGCGTCCAAGATAACATCATATTCACGAAAATAATCAATTAGATCATCCAAAGAAAATTCAGACGGGATTTCACCATCTTCCAATTCTTGTTCTAATTGGTTAGTTAGTGCAACTATCTTTGCAACAGTTGCACTATTCTCGTCAAACTCATAGAGGCGCATTAATTACCTCTTTGCTCTGCCTACAGCCAAATCTGCTTCTGGTTCATCGTCATCCATTGGGATGTCCATATCAGTTGGCATTTCTGCGTCAACATCAATGTCAGTATCAATATCAACTTCTTCACCACCGACTGGCATGTCAGTTGGAGCAAACGCATCTGCGCCTGCTTGACCAGTTAGTCCACCCAATGCACCCTGAAGTGAAGTCTTCGCTTCTAATAGTGCGGCATTAAGAGCAGTTAGAGTATCGCCGGCTTGCTGATTGAAAGTTGCGCTTTCATTAACGCCGATTTCACTTTGAATTGAATCAACTAGTGCGGGAAGTTCTTTAACGAGCATATCGTTAACGTCTTCATAGTACTTCTGAATTGAATCAACCATGTCTTGTGCGGCAAGAATTACTTGTGACTTCTCAACTTCTTCGTTCTCAAAAACGATACGAGGAGAAGGACGTGCTTGCAACTGTGCATAGTGAGATGAAAGTGCTTGCTCCATGAATACTAGTTTCATGTATGCAGGATTAGTTTGATTTCTATAGAAATCAGGTGCACTTCTTGACTCTTTAATAAGGTTATTAACCTTGTTAAGCATAGTCTTTGTCTTGCTCTTGTCCATTACAGAAACATCGAAATTCATTTCGAAATTTTCTTTTAATGCTTTAGAAGCATAATTTTGTTTGTCTAAGTCGTTAAGTCTCATAGGGCTATTCTTCCGTTTTGATTATGTATTTATCTCAGCCTACTAAAAACAGGCTGTTTCTTCTGGCTGAAACGATTAGCCTGAAGCATCTTAGATGTATTTATATACGAATTGATTTCAGTTAACATCATCTTTTTCTTGAAAGTATCTTCTTCAAGTTTAATAATATAAATCCATTTATTTTCAATATTTTCAGCGTTTTTGACCATACGCTTATGTATGGTAATGTCAAAATCTATACTAGCAATTCTTAAGTCTAAATCTTTAATACGTCTGGCTTCATGATATCTTTTAGCATTATCAAATGTACACCAAGAAACTGCATTTTTAATAGTTACAAAAAGATGTTCCCCTGCAAAAGGATAAGTAGTCACTTTATAGTATCCGTCATTAGTAGACCTAATAACATATTTACCAAATAGTTCGTAAACACCATTCTCCTGATAAACTATTAAGTTCTTAATATCATCAGTTAGTTCACGCTTGATAAATTGCTCGAATTTTGTTGCGTTATTCATAATACCTCAAAATGAATGTTTTTTAATTCCGGTGATGTATCTAACAAAGCCGAAATCTTTTCATATTGTGTAGGGCAATTAATCATAGGAACCCCCTCACAATCTTTATACAATGCTCCTAATGGATTAAGAGTATTTTCGAATACACTTGTGTGCTGAACTTCAAATTCAAACTTCCAGCAAGTGTATATTTTGCCATCCTCTTGTTCATAGAGAAAGCCAAACTTGTCAAATTCATCAAACCTAAATTCCATTACATGAGGTACTTTAATAATTTCAGGTTGAGAACGTAATGAAATAACTTGTAATATTGTATCGAAATTACATTGTGTGTTACGTTTTTGGAGCCAGCCTTGAACATCCAGACCTTGGGGTTTAGAACGATTCATGACCCCAGTCTGCGTAATATCAAAAAGAGTGTAACAACATAAACGATGCATGTACTTATTTAGAGCCAATAAAAAACCCGGGGATATTTCTACCCCCGGGTCTTCGTAAATAACTTAACTAATTATTAGTTAGTGAAAGTTGCTGATGCTGAAACAGTTACAGCGTTAGCCCATGCGGGACCTGGATCTGCTTCAAGAGCAGTAACTAGGGTAGCAGTAGTCCATGCGCCTGTTGGGTATACAGCGAATGCTAATGTGTCATTAGATGCGTCTGTGTACTCATAGATGTAGATAGTTGCCAACTGCTGAATTGCTTGGATGCCGGCTGCCAACTGAGTAGTTGTCAATGCACCGTTTGCAGTTGCAGTGAAGAAGTCTAACTTTGGACCCTGAGGCTGAACTGTGGCTGCTGAAGTAGCAGTGTTAACACCAGTGTTTGTATATGAAGGGCTGTCTAACCATGTAACTGGCTTAAGATCACCATTAACTCTTGTAAATTGTGCCATTTTGTTTTTCCTTTAAAAATGTGAGTTTCTAAGAACTCATGCATATATTTATGCCAGAAATAAAAAAACCAGGCCTAGAAGGGTTAAATTATCGGGTTCCTGCCAAATTTTGACGGCTGAAGCCCATTCTATCTACGAATTTTAAGCCATTTGCAACGAACCCTTCTTGAGTTTGAGTTCCATCTTGTAGATAGCCCTTAACAGGACTGCTTTCAGCGGCTCTATCAAGTTGCTTAACAACGTCCATCTTAAGATTATATAGTGCTACCCAAATCTTAAACGCTCCTGCTACGCCTTCTTTGTTGACTTCTAAATGCTCTAAAATCTTAGCCTTCATCTTTTCAGACATGGGTCTTGATTGAACAAAATCGATAAATCCGTCTAATAGATGTGACAAGTTTCCTGAAACAATTCGTTTGTTAATGTATACAGTAAACAATTGATTGAACGTATTACGTGCTTGAGGAGCAGTATTCATTAAATCTGCAACTACATTACCATACTTAGATAGTGCTTGTTCTGCTTCGTTCTTAAGTTGTGTGTTCACTTTTAAGTTGGGTGAAATTGGCATCTTACTTGGAACAATAGCAACATCTGAGTTATTCTGTAAGTTACCAATAGTACCGTTTAATGAAACTGCGTCATCAGTAGACTCTGCATTAGCGGGTATAAACTGGTGGACAGCGATACCTGCATTTTTTCCAGCAATCAATTTACCTACTTCACTATTAGCATCTACTGTGTAAGCAATACCATTTGGATTTGCTTTGAATTTATATAAACCGTTACTGTCATTCAACGGGTGACTGAATAATAAGTCACCCCAATAAAAACCGTTAGAACCTCTGTCAGCCTTTTCAAGACCAGGCCAAATAGTGTTAATCAACTCGTATAGTTCACCACGATTTACACCTCTAGCATTATCATATGCAACAAACTCCTGTGGACTATACACCTGCCGTCCGGAGCCATCTTTCTTGTTGAACATGTGCTTGTCCATGATAGAGAACTTACCATCAGGGCCACGACCAAAAATCAATGCAGGATATCCATCCCATTTGATTGTAACAGTATTAGGATTATTAACAGTTGCTACCATAGCATCAATTGCTCTGCGAATGCCCGGCTCGTCTTCTAAAAAGACAAGGTCTTCTGGGTGATCTAAGTGACCCTTGCCCTCAGTAACAACAACTTCTTGGTCGATGTTATCTAGGCGAGACTTTAATAATGCTAATGATTCTGACAAATTCATTTTGTTCTACGCTTCGATTCTGCTACTTGTTGTACTGGAGAGGCTGTAGTTGCGGCTGGCTTATCCTGAAATGTATTTCCGGTTGTGTTTGCTGCCGGAGCCGGTTGTGCTAGTGATTTAATCAAATCAGAATATAGTTTTGGATCGACCTTAGCAAGTTTAGCCAAATCTTGTTTGATCTGTGCAGCCATTTGTTGGCTATTCAATTGCGATGCAGGTTGTGCCTGTGAGTTAGTTGCAGTTGCAGGCTGTGTTTGTCCTGCTGCCTGTGGCTGATTACCACCAGGTGCCGCGGCTGCTTGCTGAATCTGATTAGAAACATTGGCTGCGCCGGGAGCAGAACCCTTTGACAATGCCCATGCACTTTGTGCTAGAGTTTCTAATGCTTGCTTACCCTTATCTTGTGCATAAGTTTTAGCAACATTGTTAATTAACTTGTCAACCATTTGTTGTTGTGATGAATAGTTAACGCCTTGCATATACTGGGCAAACCAATTCTGTAAGTAATCCTGGATGCTTTGACCTTTAGCCGCTTCTACGATACTTTCAAACACGTTGTTAAGTTTAAGGTACTTAGACTCTACAATGATATAGTTCTTTGAAGTGCTTTCCTTAAGAACTGATAGACCTACATCTTTCCATGACAATTTAACTGATTCAAGCAACTTGTTAATGTAGAAAATCTTCCAGGCTTCAGCCATTGTTTGACCAGCCTTCATCTTATTAAGAGCGGCATTAGCAAAGTTAGGATCAACATTACCTTTTTTAATTACTTGTTGAACTGTTGCGAGACCATTATCCCATTCAGGATAGCCTTTACGATCAGCCATGTAGTTAACTAGTTCCTTAGTTAAGGCGATCTTTTGATTTTTGTCTTGTGTAGCATTAATTGTTTGTGCAGCCTTCTGAATATACTGATTCATATTCTGAGTGGTCTGCTTTTGCTGATTGAACTTTCCTACTGCAGGAGCAGTACCGCCGGGCTTTGTTGTAGTAGGTGCATTAGGGGCTGTTGGAGTAGTTGCACCCGGTTGACCTGCTTGAGGCTGAACTGATGCAGGGTTTACTTGACGTGGTGTACCTCTAGCAGAAGGATTAATTAATCCACTTTTGATTCCGGTTTCAAGGGAAGAAATAGCGTCTCCGACGAAATCCTTAATAAAGATATCCTGAGCCATTTGTTGCTGTGTAGTCTTGCCACCAGTTTTACCAAAGAGTTTCTTTATCGCGGCTGATCCGTAGTCACCCACAAGACTACTTAAACGTAGTTCATCTAATTGCTGTTCTGTCTGCTTAAAATCATTCAGTTTCATTTTTCTTCCTTAAGGTCTTCGAAAATCTTGCCTGATCTTTACCCTTAATTGCACTAAGCAATTTTTTCTCAAGCAATTCGGCCTTTTCAGGAGAATAATTACGTTGCATCAATTCAATAAGATTGATTGCACTAGTAATAATGTTGGAAGCCCTAGATTCAATCACGTGATTGATATCTCTATGTTCCCCGATTGACTGTAGTTCCTCTAAGAGGCTTTTTGTTTTCTTTTGCATGAGTAAAGATCCTACTGATAGTATTTATTCTTAAATCTTAAAATCATTTCTTAAGGGAATTAAGTAATGACTTCAATTTTGCGCTTTGAACATCGGGAACAACTCTTTTTACAGCCTCAATTTCCCCTGTATTAGGGTCTATAGTCTCATGAACTAACTCGTTTACGGCGCCTACATTGCTAGTTGCCTTAATTTTAGCCATAATATCAGTAGCACTAGGCTGAGATTGAGTCTTTTGGCCATGACCTTCTGGATCAGAATCAGTAATTCGCATAGTTTCGATATTGTAATCTAAGTCAATCTTTTGACCTACACCCGTCGAACTACGACTTTTCATACACTGAATTTGATATTGACCACGTTCACGCATACTACGACTTGTAAAGATACCAAACACGTTATCCGCAGTATTGATCTTAGAAATACCACCAGCAATGTGACTATGATCGAATTCGATTTCTTCAACGGCAGAACGATTTAACTGTGAAGCAGTGACCATTAGAATACCTAGTTCTTTTGCTAGATTACGCAACTCTTCTGAAACATACTTGTCTTTAATAAACTGATCGTTGGGATTGACTTTAACAGAAACTGGCATAACCAAGTCAAGATAGTCAACCATTACAAAGTCAATCTTGATACCTGTCTGAATCTGTACTTCTTTGATATATGCTCTAATGTCATTGACGTTAGATTGTGCAGGCATACCCTTAACACGATATTGTCCTGCTTTCTTTGCAACCATCTTAACACGCAATTCAGTTGTGTCAATGTCTTTACGAATATCACGTGTACTCATACTAGTCAACATCGCATCAGTACGCAATGAAGTTAACTCTTCTGAAAGTTCTAATGAGATATAAACACCGCTTAGGCCCATCTGCAACCAGTTAAGTGCAATGTTCATCATCACCAATGACTTACCTGAACCAGAACCACCTGCAAAGATATTCAATTCACCACGACTGAATCCACCATATAATAGTTTATCAAGTTGTGGCCAGCCAGTTGATTGTTGACCACCTGCATTGAAGTATTTGTTGATACGTGCTTTGGGATCAGCAAAATAATCTGTACCCATATCACGTTGTAGTGAAATCTGTACAGCATCTTTAATCAATTTCTCAACAGGATCAAACTCACCCTTCTCAAGCAAGTCTGCTGCCTTCATAATCGCACGTTCTAGTTCTTGTCTTTTAGTAAAAGATTCAAACTCTTCCAAGAACCAATCATTGTGACCTTCAGTTAAATCGGGAACAACTTCAATCGCTTGACCAGTTGTTGCCTGAATTTGAACTGGGTCAGGTAGAATGTTATATTTGTTTGAATGTTCTATAATGAATTCAGCAACTGGGCGCAACTTACGATCAAAGTTTTCCGCATTCATGATATTCATGACACGTGTATACAACTCTGCGTTAGTGACCATCATGCGCAAGAACAATGCTTGCACATCCGTATTATAATCTTTTATCAATTTTCCTCCGTTGCATCTGAATCTTAATTTTGTTGTTTGTTGCGTTCTGCAATATACTTAGTAATGTAGGTAGTTTGCCATATTTTACTACAGCATCATTGGCATCCTTTACATCTTCTCCCCAGTTAGGAAGACTTACTTCAAAGCCCAACTCTAATGCCCTATCAATGATGCCTAATCCTGTCTTATCCATGTCCGGAACAACAATGATTTTTCTATTAAGTGTACGCAACAAGTCTGCTTGTTCATCGCTGATTGTTTCATGTGTCAATGCACAACCATTTAATGTGATAGCATCAAAGATGCCTTCAAATACTAGACATACTTCATACTCTGGCTTTTGCAAATCAAAGCCAAAGACAAATCCCTGCTGTTGATCTTTAATATACTTAGGAATACGATTATCAAGATAACGACTAATGTGACCTACAATCTTATTCTGATATGTATAGGGTATAATAATTCTATTACTGTTTCTACCTGTTTCAGCAGGAGTAACCATGAATGGATAATCATCATACTTGACACCCCTATTTGACAAATAGTCAATGAAGTTTTGATGTTCTGTATTATTGCTATCAATCAACTCTGCATCATCAGGCAATGATAACTCTTTAAATGTAATCTTAGTCTTTTTCTTTTTGACTGCAATAATTTCAAGCAAATCTTTTTGCTGTAAACTTGCTAGATTCCATTTAGAGATTTCTGTATCGTCTACCCCACACCATTTTAATAGTTGTTTAGTGTTTCCACTAAGTTGTTTGCCGATAGTGAATCCACATTTAAAGTTACAGTTAAAGCAGTGATATGACCAGTTGATATCCCCATCATAAATTATACCGCCTCGCATACGCTTATCGGCTTTGTGTCCACGATGGTGACAGCACACAGCATTGAAACTGTGCCAGCCACTTTGTGTTAATTTTTTCTTACCTGGGACTACCGTTAGGATATCAAACATAATACTATTATAACATAACCTGCGAGAAAATCAAGCAATAAGGTTATATTATCTAGCCAAAATGTTTGTTACTGCGCCGGTATTACTTATGAATTGCATCTTAACGAATGGATGAAATCCTCTGATAGTATATCCATATGTGTCAGTAGTATTAGCATATGTATCAGTTATAATGGGATACCATTCTGTGTCGGGTTGAGTTGAACCCAATACTGTTATATCTCCGTTGAATTCAACTAGTGATGTTTGAATTGTTAAAATAGGATTATCCTGTGTGTTGATAACACTACTATAATAAGTGTTAGCATTTGGTAGAGCATTATCGACACTGTTGTTTTGATCTAAATTAGGGAAAGGTTGTCCAGTTGGAATAGTAATATTAGCAGAAGGAACAAAGGAAGGGAGGACCGAATCAACAATGTTCATGTCACCACGTGCGCCTGCATTTTGATCCACGAATACTGGATAGTCAAATGACCCTACTGGAATCTCTAATGAGTAATATGCTTTCTGAGCAGGGATATCTTCAACCTCTGCGGCATTAAGTTCTAATGCACAAATGCCTGTTAATGGCAATTGAGGTGTTAAAGCCTTGTTGATAAGTACTGCTGTGCCGTCAGCATTAAGAACTCTACAAGTGATAGTCTTACCAGTAATGTCAACAGGTTTCTGTTCTTGGTTTAAGAACTGAAACTGGATCTGATTGTCTACACCTCTGTGTAACGTTAATGGTTTAGCATATTGTGGCATATATTTCCTCGGAGAAAATCCTGATAGGAGTACAACTATTTGGCGTTGAATGTAATAAAAAACTGATGTTGAATACACAAAAATTGTCTCCTTCTCTTATTTAGTCTAGGAAATATTAAAATATTAACTTTGGAAATTCCAGATTAAATAGAGTAGACTTATGAATGCACATGATTTTTTTAAAAAACTAAGCGAGAACCACCCGTTCATTTCAATATGTTCCTATGCTAGTCAAGACTATGTAGGAATTATTCAGAACCGTGATGACCTAGTTACTACTATGTATGACTATGGTGCCATTGCTTCTGTTGAATTAAGGGCTAAGTTCTTAGAATTAGGAGACACTTGGTGGTGGGAATCAAATAGAACGATTCCTATCAATTTATTCCTAAAGGATGAATGGAGTCCATTCAGACCCTTTCTAAGAACATTTAATAATAAAAGTTTAGAAATCATTCATGGCCCCGTAGTTAGTATGACTGACTTTACTAAAAAGAGGGCCAAACGCAGAAGTATTACGCTCGTTAAGCGGGTGACTTAAACTTCTTTTGTTTCTTCTTTCTACGATCTTTTGCCATAGCAAGACCTAAAACACTAGCACGTTGGTCAAACGTGATTCCCATTAAATGATCGAATTCGTGTAAAAATACACGTGCATGCAGTCCATCTAATTCTGCCTCAGTTTCTTCACCCAACACATTTTGATATGACACTTTTACTGTTGCTGGCCTTTTAACATTAAGCCATAGATTAGGGAAACTTAAACAACCCTCTTGACTAGTTGCACGTTCTTCTGATAGTGCTACAACTTTAGGATTAATGCAAGCAATAAGTTCTTTTGGATTACCCATGATAAAGATTCTCTTTTTTACGCCACACTGCGGTGCAGCCAATCCAATACCACCTTGCGTAAACATAACCTTAGCCATCTCTTTGATAAGTTCACTAGGGTCTCCGTCTAAACGAAAATCCCAATCTTCTGAGATTTCTAATAATTGTGTGTCATTCTCTTCAAGTAGTTTTAGTTCCATTTTGTTCTTCCAATAAATTCATGTGTACAACCACAAGGTGTGCGTAAGCAACCGCGTGACTCTTTTTGAAACTATACCCTGTATGATCTTTATCCCATACTGTATCGTTTACTTCTTTCCATATCTTGCCAATCAAATGACGCTTCGCAGGTCTAATGACAGCAAGAAACATTGCTAGTCTAGGAATCGAATTGATTGGTTCAGGCATACGCTGAATAAAATCATATTGATTACCTAAGTGAATTAGTTTTTCAACAAATTCTTTATCTTTTAATTTAGTCCAATTTGGCTCTCGCATCAATGATAATAGATGCTGTTCGTCACGTACTTGATTGTATACGTGAACGTTCAATAAGTCTAGTTTAAAGTAACCTCTATCCTCAGCCTCTTCATAGTGAAGTGATGACATATCATTGACTGGATCATATGGTATATCAGTGATGTATACGCCAGTTGGATGCTTACGAATAGGCTTAGTATTGAGCATTGCCGCAGGTACGTGCTTAATCAATGATAGAACTTTGTCTCTATCACCAAAGTCAATGTCAATGTCTGAATCTATTCTCATCGTGGGGGAGGTACTAGTTCTGCTTTAATAAGTTTAGTATACGCTTTTTGTACAACAATTGCTTGTCTTTCGGCATCTTCTACTGCTTTGTGACTTGTAGTGTGTCCACCATCTTTAAGACTGACACCTGTTATGTCCCACAATGTTCGTGTATCACGCATAGACCAAAAAGGCCAGGGAATAGGATTAGGTCTAACTAAAGGATCAGTAACTTGACGCCATGCATTCTCCATTACAACTAAGTCAAAAGGTGCACCATTACTCCAAACAGCGCGCCGATTCCAACAAAACTTATAAAGGGTTTCCATACATTCTTTAAATGGAACACGACCGTGTTCCCCCATCGCTTCTTCAAGGGCCTCTGGACTTTGAGTGGACCACCAACGTAATGTATCTTCATTAATAGTTCTTCCGTAAATTTCTGTTTGATCTTCAATAGTGGGACGTAGTTCTAAACGTTCAACTACACCCTGTCCCTTAGGGTCAAAACGAACTGCACCGATAGTTAAGATAACACAATCAGGTCGTGTATCTAAACTTTCAATGTCGATCATAATATCATTTGCCATTATTGCTCTTCCATATATTATCTATCTTCTTTACATCTTCTACTATATCACCGTTTAGGTAATTAAGCAATAGCGCAGGGCGTGCTTTGGGCGAATAATTTGGCATACTAGAATGCAATAGTCTACAGTTATACATCAATACACTACCTTTGGGCATAGTAGGTTGCATACAATGTACTTTGAAGTAACTATCATAAGTTCCATTATAGCACTTATTAATATCCCAATCATGTGTTTGACTACATGCAACGATGCCAGTTGACCCTGTTTTGTGATCGGTATCTTGTAATGCAATAATACATTGTACACCTAACAGTCTTTGGTCATAGTTGTATTTGCTAAACCGATGCGGTGTATCTACGTGAGGATTTATCCATTTGCTTTCGGAAGCAATAGTTACAATGTCACTTGCATACCATTCTATGTTATCTAAAAAGTCTGAAACTAAAGGTTGAATAATGTTGTTGATTTCTATAACTTCAGGCCAGTCCATAACTAACTGACTCCACCAAACACTTATGTCAGGTAGTTTTGAAATATTGTTTCCCTCAGCATATTGCTTGTTGCTACTAGATGCACGAATGGGATACAATGTATCAAGTTTTAGATTGATACTATCGATTAAATGTTCGGGTATTAGTTCTCTAACAGTGACATATCCCAAACCATCAATTAATACATTACTACTATCAGTCAACTTTTAGTACCTGTTTCATATATTCTAATTCAGTCATAAGTTCAGGAATATAGTCATTGATGTTTCTATTTCTGAACTCATCCGATACTTTAATGAATCTGATTAGTGTTTTGATATTATTTTTATCCATAGACCATGGTTCAGCAAGCCACGCACCCATCAATTTCAAAGACTCAATTAATCCACGCTCAACTAATATACCGTTATCAACATCTACTTGAATTTTGTCTAATAAACGATTTACTTTTTCAATACCTATATTGCGATATTTGTTTGACAAGTTAGATACCATTGCATCTTTAGGAGAACTTACTCTATTGACAAATGCTCCGCAATGCTTTAATAATGTATTACCATCTGCACATTCATAAGTCTTTAATATGTCATAGAAGTATTCAATCAAGTCAGGCGCTTGAATTGCGTTGTAAACACTATGAGTACAACTTAGTCCCATTGTATATTTGTGTGAGTGAGTATGGTCCTGACATAGTTTCAATATAGTCTTTAAACTAGTTTCAGTCTTGGACCATTTAAATGGATATCTGATATATTCATTAACTTTATCAAAGCCGTCAATTGATACTGAAATGTGTACTCTATAAAACTTATCCCATAATTCTAATAACTCATCAGTGACTCCAGTTAGGTTAGTAACATAACTTAATCCAATGTTCTTATTTGTTCCTTTTGCAATCAACATCTTAAGAAACGCTAGATGTTCATCAGAAATAGTAGGCTCACCACCAATGAAACTAATACGTTGCACATTAGGAAAAGTATCAATAAGTTTATGTGCTGTTTCGACACTAATAGAAACTCTATTGATAGTTCTATTACGTGTTTCAGGATAGTGAATTTTATACTCTTCTTCCCAAAAATCACTTAAATCTAAATTACAAGTCATGCACTTGCTGTTGCACTTTGTGCCAAACGTTAAGTCTAAGTAGCGTACATCTAATGGATCCATTACTTCTGTGATCGGAGTACTAGGAAGTTCATTGTTCCAAATAGTTCTCATTGATGCTACATTATTGTCTTCGGCATTTTTACAATTTTGACATGCAAGTGGCCATACACCATTGGATAAATCTTTGCGAATCTTTTTCAAGTTACCCATATTGATTCGATCTGATGGCTCAGATGACAATAGATGTTTAACGTTGTGATCTTGATATAACTTGAAATGTTCCATGCGAATGTTACAGCATGGAATATATTCACCATATGAATTGATTGACACTGATCCAAATGCTAAACTGCAATAGATAGGTTCTTTTACATCCACGCTAGTTCCACCCATGTCTTACCTTTTTCTGTTAAGTATATTCTACGTTGCTCACGCTCAGTATGCCATGCCCAATACTCATTAAGATCATACATTTCTTCTGATTGAGGATGAATCACATATTGTTTAGCATGACGTAAATAAATGTATGTATCACGCTCAGTAGACATTCCCCATGTTTCAACACATAGTGTACGAAACTTGTTAAACAAACTAGTTTCAGTAGCCAAATGTCGGACAATACCTTTAGCGGATTGTATTTGAACATAGTGAGAAAAGACACCATATCCCTGATATCTTTTGTCTAGTTTAGTAAATTTTAATTTAAAATCACTCACATAACTTCCAGTGTGTATAGATATTGTCTCGCATAACTATTGAATTATGAGTATGCCACCATGTTTCTTGGTAGCGTCTAGAACCATAGTTTTTAACTAACCAATCGATTCTTGTCTGTGTGTTAGGTCGAATTTCATAGAAGGTTCTTTCTTCCCAGCCACCTTGAAACGGTACAGTCTTCTTTAGTTTCCTAAAGTTAACAGGTGTCACATCAATAGGGTCATCGTATTTAATTGTGCCTAAGCCCATGTCAGCATAAACCATTCATAATCCCTTTCGTATCTAAACTTTACTTTTACAAAATTACTTCTTGCATACCATCTTGTGTGTCGTTCACACTTATCTATGCGTTCAAAAAGCCACTCAATTATTTCTTCATACTTGTCATGCAATTCTGAAGGGTGGTTGACATATACCGTGCCTTCGTACCAACCCGGTTTAGTGTTGTTCCAATCTGCTTTTTCATAGTGATGCATCAAGATTGTAATATCTTCCACATATAACGTTTTTCTAATTCTTCTTGTAACATACTGGCTTGTTTTTCTTCTTTAAATACTGCACCCGTAATTGAGTGTTTAGACATTAGCCATTCAGAGTATGCTTCACCGTGACCCTGATACCATATTACAACATTAATAGTAATCATATGTTGGTCATTTACAATTATCATTGCTTCATCTACTTTAATTTGATCGAACAATATCTTAAAAAAATTATAACAGGCTGGGTTTCCATGTATATTATGAAAGCCGGGCCAAGTAACTGTATAATGCTTTTTTGTTTGTTGAATCTGAAAGGGAGAACTCATGACCACCTCATAGCCGCTATTATAGCATAGTTTGCATATTTTTTCCTAACTTTTATGGTTAACTTATTTTCAGCAACATCTGTATTAGCCATACCCCAGTTCCAATCCCATCCCTGTCTACCAATATGCTTTTCCATCCAGGGTCTATAATGATCGTTAGGATCTGCCGATTCCACAGCAGTCTGACCACCATCCGGGTCTTCATCTAGTACAGCCCAACCTTTGGGCCACTTCACATTAATAACAACTCCGGGCATGAATCGCCACCAAAGTTGTTGTACAATGTTAAGTCCGCAGGGTAGATATCGACCAGATGGCAATCTAAACAAACTTTTAATTTCTAGTTTACTCATGCCCACCTCAACAAAAACAACAAATAGTCTTTTTCATCTTTGAATGTGGCAAAGAGATAATCTCCCCCGGCAATTTCATTGGTTTCCCATTTACCATCATGAGTTTGAAGTACACGCTGATAATCAAATCGAAATTTATCATCGCAATTCTTACTACACCATTCCATAATATCATGAATACCATCACGATATCCACCTGGACCATAATCATAGAGTATTTCATACGCATAATGTTTTCTATCAACAAAACAATGAACGTAAGGATACCCGTGATAAACATCTTCTATCCTTGTAGCATGTCCTTTATAGTCAGTATCATAGCGTTTATTATATTGCCACCAGTAACTGCACCCATGCTTCTTAAGAAATCTATCAGATTTCCATTTACGTAAACGTGCTTTAAGTCTTCTTATGACCATCGTAATACAAAATATAATGCGTCTTGTTCTGACTTGAAATAAAGATAGTCCGATGTACGCTCTACCCAACCATAACGCCACTTAGAATTTTTATTTTTGCCACCTGGTCCAAAGTGTTCTTTGCACCATTGCATGACTTCATCTTTATTTTCAGTGGTATAGGGTTTAGGCAATACCTTACCTAATTCTAATCTATATTGATTTTTACTTTTACGCTCAATCATAAACAAGCCAAACTAAAATGTATTGCATCACGTTCAGTTTTAAAAATGAAATCCATGAAGTCTGCATCATTGTGAGTAATATATCTATCACCTGGAAGTCCAAAAACTTCCAATGCATTTATACATACTTCATTCCAATAACTAGTTACATCTACACCCCATTGAATGCGTACAGTGTGCTTGAAATCAATATCCGGCCGCATTCAATAACTCTTTCACTTGACCAATGATATTGCTACTACGCTTAAACTTGATAGCCCATTGTTCAGGATTGATATAGTCTAAGATCATCTTTTGTTGTGTTACATCGAGGCTTTCAATGAACTGAATACCACTGTCGCTTTGATATAACATCCATGGACTAATCTTGCCACTGGTAATAGCATAACATAGTTTATTCTTGTTGCCATAACGCAAACTATCTTTGCTCTGAATGCCATCTAACTTAGCAAACTCAATTGTAGTTTCAATACTACGTGCGATAGCATCTAGTGGATCTTCTAGTTTAAGATAGTCGATTAGAAACTTTGTATAGTTTGTATCACTGCACCAGTTATCGATCTTGATTTGATTTTTAAGAAGCCAATCAGCATAACGTGTAACATTCAATACGTTCACGTTCACGCAATAGTTACCAAACTTAACAAACACTAGATAATATGAACTCTTAACAAAGTCCAAATATGTACGTTGCTTTTTAGTTGCAGTATTCTTTACATAGAATTGCAACCAGCATTGAAAGCCAATGCGGTTGCCAGGTAAATCTTTATCTTGCCACCTACGCTTGTTCTCGCATAGATGTTTAGCCATAGTTGATTCACGTAGGAAATCACGCCCACAAAATTCGCAATTAAACTCTGACTTAGTTACCGGAGTCTTTTTCATACTGCTTAATATCTTCGTCTGTAACAATGTCACTTAATAACTCAATCTCATCATATTTTAAATTAGGGAATCTATTAGCCAAATACATCTTTTTCTTGTGATTGTCTACAAATGCTTCTGAAAAGTCAGACAAGTCTTTATCACTAGTTTTAGGATATATCTTTTTAAAGTATTCCTTAATATCTTTTGTCTTAGCGGGTTCACGCAACTTACTCACACGTTCTTTGATATGTGGGATCCATTGATGAAATTGTTTGCCTAATCCAGGGCTTGCTGAACACAACATAAGCCACTGTAGTTTAGGGTGCTTCATTACATTTTCATTGAACAAGTATTTGTTGGCATACTCGTTTGTACTCATAACATAATAGCGTGATAGACCCTCGTTACCTTTGATTGCGCT